TTGTTTCTGCCCGTCGAAGAAGGAGCGGACGTTCACGACGTGCCGCGATTGCCTAAGCCCGAAACATGGGAACAGGCAATGGGCTTTATCGAAGAGCTAACCGCTGATCCTTCCGGCTTTCGTGCGTTGGTCATCGATTCAGTGACCGCGCTTGAGGCGTTAGCAATGAAGAAAATCACGGTTGACGAGCGCGTGAAGTCAGTCGAAGAAATCCCATACGGGAAAGGCTTCCCGCTTGTCGCTGCATTGTGGGTCGACTTCCTGAACAAGCTGGACGCATTGCGCGCGCGTGGCGTGGCCATTATCATGATTGGTCATCAGGCTATCGTCCGCTTTGAAGACCCTCGGTCGACGCCCTATGACCGCTATCAGCCTCGGTTGCATAAAAGCATTCTGCCAATGACGATTGAACGCTGCGACATTCTTGCATTCGCCAACTATAAAGTTTTCACTGAAAGCAAAACATCAGGATTCAATAAAGAACGCTCACGCGCAATCGGTAACGGGGACCGCGCGTTGTTTCTGACGGAAATGCCGACCCATCTGGCTAAGAATCGCTTTTCGTTGCCTGATGAAGTTGAGATGTCTTGGGCGGAAATCTTCAAAGGCATTGCGGCAGCATTTAAAACTGTTCCGGCTTCCGCCGCGCCAGCGGCTGAAGCTGTGACACCATGATGCCCCCCGAAAAACTCAAGGAAGTTTTATCCGAACATGTTAAATGGATTCGTGGTGCCGACCTGCGCGATGCCGACCTGCCCGGTGCCAACCTGCGCGGTGCCGACCTGCGCGGCGCCGACCTGCGCGGTGCCAACCTGCGCGGTGCCAACCTGAGCGATGCCGACCTGAGCGGTGCCGACCTGAGCGGTGCCGACCTGAGCGGTGCCGACCTGCGCGGTGCCGACCTGCGCGGTGCCGACCTGAGCGGTGGCAAGTTCGTGGCTCGCTCGACCGTTCAGTTTTCGGCCCATGGCGAAATGGGGCGCGAATTGTCAGCGATAAAAACAGACGCAAAAGAAAACGCCATCACGCTATATTGTGGCTGCTTCACTGGAACGACGGAAGAATTGCGCGATTTTATAACGAAAGGTAAAGAGAAATATGCCCGAACGCGCACCCTTGCGCTTGACACCGCTCTTATGCTTTTGGAGGTGACGCCATGAATTGCATATGCGGCATGCTGCAATTTTTGTTGCGTCCGAAAAATTAACCCGCCTAATGGCCCAGGCGTCCATGCACAGTCCTATTTTTGCGGTATCAACAACCCCCCGCGTCTACGGACGCACAACAAGGAGAGCAGAAATGAGCTTTTTCAATCAACCCTTCGACACTTCAAAAGTCGAAGCATCAAACGGTTTCGACCCATTACCGGAAGGAGAGTACGCCTGTCTGATCACGAAAGCAGAAGAAAAGCCCTGCAAAAATGACGGCATTCAGCTCGTTGTTGAATTTAAAATCATCGACGGGAAGCATAAAAACAGCAACCTATTCTACCGAATCAATCTGAAGAACGCCAGCGAGCGCGCTGCGCAAATTGGCGCGGGTCAGTTGTCCGCGCTTGCTCAAGCGTGCGGCGTTAAAGTGCTTCGCGCAGCTCATGAGCTGTCAAATAAAACCGTGCGGGTTAAGGTTAAGGTCGAAGCCGACAGCCGAACCGCCGGTGCATTCCAGAATAAAGTCACGTCTGTTGCTTCGATGACCGGCCAAGCTGCGCAGGCCGCCGCCGTGGCTGGCGTACAGGTTCCGACCGAAGCCCCTCCATGGGGCTGATTCCACTTCGGTAACTTCTTCACCGCGCAACCTGAAAGCCTGCGCGGAATAGAAGACACCGAAAGGGACCCGAATGAATGGCATCGTCTCGCTTTACAATAAGTTAAAACGCAACAACCAAACCATCCCCGATGACGTGCTTGAAGAATTTCGGCGCTATCATCGGGACAAAAAACAACAGCAAAGGGCAAGAAAAATGAATATTATTCCATGGAAATGGTCGACGGATTCGGCAGATGCAACTTAGACCATACCAACAAGAAGCGATCGCAGCCGCCTACGCCGCGATCAAAGCCAGCAAAGAACCAGCCCTTGTCGTCCTGCCAACCGGCGCCGGAAAGAGCGCGGTGATTGCGTCAATGGCGCTTGACTGCGCAACCAAATGGAAAGGCCGCTGCCTGATTCTTTCGCACGTCCGAGAGCTAATCGGACAGGTTGCAGAAACCATCCGCGCAATTGATATCCTTGCGCCTGTCGGCGTTTATTCAGCGGGCTTGAATCGACGCGACACTGAGCAGCCGATCATCTGCGCGGGCGTTCAGTCGGTCTATTCGAAAGCCTGCGAGCTTGGCCGCTTTAACTTGGTCCTGATCGACGAGTGCCATCTGATTCCGACTGACGGCGAAGGCATGTATCGGACCTTGATCAATGCCCTGCTGATCATCAATCCAGACCTGCGAATCGTCGGCTTAACTGCCACGGATTTTCGTTTAGATTCTGGATATATTCACGGAGCCGGCAAACTATTTCCGAGCGTCTGTTATGATGCGAAGGTGCGATCGCTGATTGATCAGGGTTACTTGTCAGACCTGCGAGGCAAAGACGGCGGAAAGCCCGACCTGTCAGCGGTCCACCTGCGAGGCGGCGAATATATTCCTGGCGAGCTTGAAGCGGCAATGACCGATGACAGCAGGGTACGGATGGCAGTCGCTGAAATCGTAAAGCATGGCCAGGGCCGCAAGGCGTGGCTGGTGTTCTGCTGCGGCGTGGCACATGCCAAAATGGTTAGCGAAGCATTAGGCGCGCAAGGAATCGAAGCGCCTATCGTCGTCGCCGAAACCCCAAGCAGCGAACGCAAAGAACTCATCGACCGCTACAAGGCAAAGGGCTTGCGCTGTCTGGTTTCAGTTGGTGTTCTGACCACCGGCTTTGACGCACCTCACGTTGATCTGGTTGTGCTTCTGCGCCCGACGAAATCACCCGGCCTGATGTATCAAATGATAGGCCGAGGTCTTCGAAAATCAGAAGGCAAATCAGATTGCATGATTCTGGATTTGGCCGGTGCAATTTCCGAGCACGGTCCTGTCGACGATCTGCGCATCAAAGAAAAGAAAGAAAAGGGTGACGGAGACGCGCCCACCAAATCATGTCCGACCTGCCAGGAAATTCTGCACGCTTCTGTCAGGCAATGCCCTGCATGTGGCTACGAGTTCCCGCGAGAGATTGCAAAGCATGATCAGGCCGCGCACGACGTGACGCCGCTGGTTCAGCATGTCGAAGAATGGCTGCCCGTGCATTCGTGGGAGTGGCAGGTGCATAATAAAAAAGCGGGTGGCAAAATCGTCGAAGGCGCAACGCAAACACTGCGCGTCATCTATCACCACAGCGCCGATTACATGGATAAGCCAACGTCTGAATGGGTCTGCCTTGGTCATAGCGGTTTCGCAAGGTCAAAGGCCGTGGCATGGTGGGAGCAGAACGCAGAAGGCAATGCCCCAGATTCTGCATTGGCAGGATTAGACGAGCTTGACAAACAGCAATGTGCTGGCACATTGCGAAAACCTAGCCGACTGCTGGTCAGGACTTCCGGTCAGTTTCCGGAGATTCTCAAACGAGAATTCAGCGAAGACAAAGCCGAGCCACAACCCGCGCCCGTTGCCGTTTATGACGATGACGAATGCCCTTTTTGAAAGACCATGACATGACCCCCAGCATTCTTCCGATGAAAATAATCACCCCGCAAATTGCGGCGGAAATTATCGAGAAAACCCTACGCCTGTCAGCCCCGCAGCGCCCTAGCTCGCCTTTCCACGTCAAAATCTTAGCCGACAGAATCCGTCTCGGACTCTGGGACCCGACAGCCGGGACGATTTCGCTAGCCGAAAACGGCACGGTGACGGACGGAATGCACCGTCTGCGCGCAATCGTCTCCGCAGGTGTTCAGGTGTCTGCGCGCGTGATTCTGTCCCCGTGGTCGCCGTCCGCAGACGATGGGCGCAGACGGTCGCTGTCCGACCGATCCGGCCAGAGCTCTAGGCGCTGCGCGGTTTCCCGCTTCGCCGGTAAGCTCTGCGGGGTCAACGATGCCGATATTGCCTTGAGTATTTTTGGGCAACTCTCCGCCATGGAATCGCTGCATTCGCTGAAGAAATCCAAGCCGTTCGGCGCTTCGACAATCCTGCTAGGTGGTCTTGCTGCCAATTTGGTCAAGCCAGACGCGGGAACGCTGACCATTGAGCGACTTATTGCGTCTGCACCAGAAGGTCGCCAGGAAACCGCCATCTGCCGCGATGCGATGGCTGGGAAGATATCGTCAGCCTCGGCAACCTACGATCTGCCGCTGCGCATTTTTTCCGCCGCGCTTCGCCGCCCTTCTGCTACCGTCGAAGACATGCGCAACGCAATTAAGTCGGTGCTGTAAATGGCCATTGCCCAAACCTACGAAGAAAAACGCGCCAGCCGCGAACTGCTGGAAAGATTCTTGGCCAAACTGGGCGCAGGGGTCACCGTCAAGGCCG